ACCGAGGTCAACCCTCCACCCGGCTCAGTACCGGACGCTCACTGCAAAAGGCGGAGCGAAGGCGATTATCACGCCTCAAACGCGCATGAAGTTCTCTCAGAGTTCTAAAACCTGGCGCGACCACTTAGAGGACACCGGCGCAACAGTGCTGGGTCCCGTTTTCGACGGGGACGAGCCCTACGTCCCCACATCATCGTTCGAAAACTTCCAAGCGGCCGTGAACAAGAGGATTAACTTTGTTCAGGAAGTGACTGCTGACCCCGAGATTCTCGCAGCAAGCAAGAAGTTACTGGACCTCAAATTTCCAGTGGCTTGCAATCTCATGGATTGGACTCAAGAGCTATTTGAGGAATGGAATAGCAACAACAACCCCGACAAGCAAATAGCCATGGTTAAGGCGATTGAAGAGTTTATGCGCTTCACAGACGAAGAATTCGGCAAGAAAGAAGTCTTCGTCAAGGTAGAAGCCCTCCTCAAGCGTCATAAGCATGGCGACTGGGCTGGTCGGATTGTTAATGCTAGTACAGACCTCCATAACGCTCTTTCAGGGCCACTCCTATGGCGAGCTCTCAAACGACTCAACGCTGGTCTCAATGACTACCAGGCCGGTGACCAGGTGTATCTGCAGTACATGAAGCAGAGCACCTATTGCACCGCGCGCATGGGATCTGTCGACCATCAATGCGTCGTGGAAGCGGATTTTTCCGAGAACGACATGCGTCATTGCAAGTCAGTTCAACCCCTAGAGGCCATGTGGCTTCAGCGTATGGGATGCCCCCAATGGTTACTGGACATCATGAGCAAGGCTAATGTGTATACCGCGTACAACCGGGAACACAATTTCAAGGCTCAAGTCAAGTACCAGTTGCCATCGGGGTCCACCTCAACCACTTTCCGGAATAGCATTTGGAACATGAGCATATTCTGGGCGTGGAAGCTGAAGTACAACGTAAAGTGCCTCACCTTCTTTTTAGGGGACGATATGATAAGCAAAGTGATTTCGTCGGATTTCCGAGATTCACGCAGAGGGAGAAAGGACGTGCGTAGGTCCTATGAACACTACGCAACAATGGCACGCATGAAAGCGAAAGTTTCAGTGCACACCCATCTGATGCAAGCGGAGTTCTTGTCAAAGAGCTTCGTACCGAAGATGGGTCACGGCCACCTTCTTATCCCAAAATTGGGCAAGGCTTTTGGGCGTTTTAACGTCCGTGCCAACAATAACCATGCGGTCAGTGACGCTGAATACATGGCTGGCAAAGCCCTATCCTATGCTTGGGAGTTCCGCTTCATCCCTGAAGTGAGTGAAAGGTGCGTTGAACGTGCGCAAAGAACCCTTCCCGATCTGTCGAAGTTAAAACTTGAGCACTTTTCGTACAATTTCCGCCAGGATGTCATCCGTACTGGCTCTATTGGACGAACGCTCAGGGAGGCTGCCGTTAACTCGGTGTCCCTATCTTGGTACGACATGGAAAACTTTTGTGTAGTGCGGTATGGCATGTCTTGGGATTCAGTTCTTGAGATATGCGACACCATTTTGCTCGGTGATTCTGACGTGGACATTCTCACGTATTCTGAGCTAGCGAGGCGCGACTACTGGTAACCAGGGTCAAGC